TCAGGGCAACTCCGGCCGCAGGCGCACCAGGGAAACGAGGTTGATCGCCGCCATCACGGCATAGAGGGCCATGGCGGGGGCGCCGGGATCGGCGAGAAGCAGGGCCAGGAACAGGGTGGTCCACCACCAGCTCCCCAGGAAGCTCGCGGCCCGGCGGGCGCGGCGGTGGTCGGCCAGCAGCGAGGCCACCTGGATCAGCCCCAGCACGGCGCCGCTGGCCTGCCAGAATCGCTCGTCCGCCAGGGGCGGCGGCAGGGAGGTGGCCAGGCGGAAGGTGGGGCGGGCGCCGGGCTCCACCGCCGCCAGGAAGGTCCAGAGCGTCCAGACCAGGCAGCCGGCGCCAGCCCAGAACTCGGCCCACCAGGGTTCGCGCCGCAGCAGGCGGCCGAGATGGCGGAAAAGGGGGTCAGCCGCCATGGCGGGCCCACCGGCGGCGGTGCGGGAGCGCATGGGCCGTGCCGCGCGGCGGGCGCGCCGCTTCTGTCCATGGTTGGGCCATGGGGGGTCCTTTCGGGAATGGGGGAAGGGCAAAGATGGGCAGCCGGTCCGGGGCCGTGCCAAGCGGGTTGGCCGGGCGGGTTGGCCAGGCGGGTTGGCCGGGCGGGGCGAAGGGGCGGTGAAGGCGGCCCGGAACGCGCGATCAGGCGCGCCCCGGAGCGGCCGGGGCGCGAAAGGCACAGGAATGGCGTTGATGCGCCGAGGCTACAAAGAAATTATTCCTATCGTCAAGCGGGATTCCCGTGCCAGCCGCGCCCCCGCGGCGCGGCGGCCTGGCCCGGCATCCGCACCGGTTCCGCCAGCAGGCAGCCCGCCACGGCATCCAGCGCGTCGTCGGGCTGGTTCGCCGTTCCGGGCTTCCAGCCCGCCATCTCCGCCGGGAAGCCGGTGCGGAAGACGCTGTCATGCGCGTGCAGCCGGCGGGCGGCCAGGGCCGGGTCCAGGGCGCCCAGGATGCGTTCCCGCTTGGGGCGGGAATTCGACTGCTCGACCACCGTGCAGGCGGCGCCGGCGCGGGCCATCTCCCGCCGCAGCAAGGCGGGCAGGAAGCGGCCGATGCCGTTGGTCTCCACCCGCACCACGGGCAGCAGGAGATCCCGCGCCAGGGCGGCGACGCGGGCGCATTGCTGCGTGGCGGGATCGGGCTGGGCGCCGGGTTCGTGCGTCAGATAGGCCAGGCGGTGCAGGTACTGGTTGCCCTCCGCATCGGCGTAGAGCGCGGCGAGCACGCTGGCATCGCCGCTGCCGGGGCGTCCATAGGCGGGGTCCCAGTAGCCGCCGCCCGAGACGAGGCGGCGGCCGAGCAGCGACAGGACGGGGCGCCCGCCGCTCTCGGCATAGACCGTCTCCTCGCCATAGCGGACCAGCAGCGCAGGATCGAGGCGCGCCGCCGCGTCCTCGGTCGCTTCCAGCATCATCTGGCGCGCGAAGTGCAGCGGCCCGACGCGTTCGCGCAGCGCCGCCACGGTCTCCCGCCCGAAGCGCTCCGGCCAGGCGGAACGCCCGGCGGCGTCGAGCAGCGGCAGACGCAGGCGGTGGTAGCCGCGCAGGAAGGCACGCTCGTCCGTGGGCGGGAGGTAGAGGCTTTCCGTGCAATGCGGCGTGCCGACATAGAGGATCGTGCCGCCGGGGGTCAGCACGAACTCCGTTTCCGCCAGCCGTTCCCGCAACTCGGCGCGCCGGGCGGGCGTGTCGCAGTTGCCGGCGACCTCGACATCGTCGCAGACGATCACGTCGGCGCGGGAGCCGGTGATGTTGCCCAGGATGCCCGCCGCCAGCATCGAGGGATCGCGCAGCGCGCCATCCTGCCTCACCGTGAAGCGGTCGGCGGCCCATTCGCCCGGCCCGTCGGGCAGCAGATGCGCGCAGAACGGGTGCCGCGCCAGGATGCGGCGGACATTCGCCACCATGCGCGTGGCCAGGGCCGCATCCGCCGCCAGGACCAGGATGCGCGCCTGCGGGTCGCGCAGCAGGGTCCAGGCGCACCAGAGACCGACCAGCGTGGACTTGCCGCAGCCGCGGAAGGCCATCAGCAGCAGCCGTCGGTCGCCATCCCTGCGCCGGGCGTCGAACCAGCGCGCGATGCGGCGGTGGACGCCCGGCGTGCCCTGTCCGAGCCGGGCGTTCCAGACCCAGGCGAATTCCAGGAAGTCCGGCCCGGGGGCATGTCCGGGTGGTTCAGGCGTCCTCGCCGCCCGTGTCATGGCCGTCGTCATCCTCTCCTTCCGCCGCGATCTCGGCGCGGGCCTGGGTGAGCAGGGTCTGGACATCCTCCCCCGCCGATGCCGTGGCGAGGCTGGCGCGGGCCAGTTTCAGCAGGTGCTCCAGATGGGCGAGGGCGGTCTTCGCCGCGGCGTGGTGCGCGGCGAAGCCCTTCGGGTCCTCGTGCGCGCCCGGCATGGGCTCGCGCGCGACGAAGGCGCCGTAATCCGCGACCACGCGGCGGATCGCCGCGTGGAGCTCCTCCGGCGGAAGGATGCCGTCGCTGGTCATGGCGATGTCCGGCACGGCATGCTCATACCCGTGGCTTGACGGCGCGAAGGTAGAGCGTGCCGGCACCGACCTCGACGGTGCCGCCGCTGACGTTCTGCGCCGTCACCCGCACCTGGTTGATGCTGGCCGTGCCGCCGGCACCTGACAGGAAGACCACGCCGCCGGTCTGGAAGCCGGAGGACTTGGCGAAGCTGGCCTGCACGAAATCGCCCTGTCGCACGCCTGGCAGTGTCACATCGCGCGCCGTGGTGGCGCCGGCGGCCAGCGAGGGCACCGTCCACCCCGTATCCGTGACCGTGTATTCCCGCGTGCCCCATTTGCGGCTGCCGCCATAGACCAGCGTCGGCGCGTAGAGCGGCGAGCAGTAGAGGCGCAGCGCCTTCAGCACCGCCGTCTCGTCGCCGCCGCGCACGCCGATGGCGGCGTACTTCGCCGAGGCGTGCAGCGTCACCCGTTGCAGCCGGTTGAGCAGCAGACCGGAAACGGGGCTGTCGAGGTTGACGTTGCCCTCCCAGAAGCGCGAAACGCTGCCCGAGGCGCCGGACCAGACCGCGTTCATGTTGGAGAAGAGCACGGGCGCCGTGTCCAGCAGCACGTTCTCGCCGGCGTCGAACTGCATCACCACCGGGCGCAGCGCCGTGCCCTCGGCGGCGATGAAGAACTCCTTGCAGTCGCTGCAATCCACCACGAAGGCCAGCGCGCGGCTGGTCGGCAGGCCGACGCTGTCGGCGTTCAGCGCGAAGCTGCCGAGCCCCGCGAAGGCCAGGCCCGTCAGGGTCTGCGCCGCGTTGTTCGGGTTGCCGGACAGCACCGCCATCTGCTCGAAGCCGATGCCGCCATCCGTGTCCACCGTCTGGCGGAAGGCGCGCTGCCGGACATTCTCCGCCGCCGCCACGAGGCGCGGCGTCTCGTGCGCCGCCGCGGCCTGGTGCAGCGGGATCGCCGTGCCGCCGGCTCGGGTCGCCGTGCCCGTATAGTCCACCGCCGCGCCGGCGAAGCCGTAGGTGCCCGTGTAGCAGACCTCGTAGACGCAATCGTTCGCCCCGCCCGCGTGGCGCGCGACGAAGGGGCTGCACGCCTCCATTCGCACGCCGCGCGCGAGGATGCCGCGCTCGTCGCCCGCCTGGAGGAGGAAGGGGATGGCGCTCACCGTGCCGGGAGTGCCCTGGCGCTGCAATTCGAAGGCCGGGCCGATGAAGAGATGCGCGTTGTGGCGGTTATAGGCGCCCGGCTCGCAGGAGAAGCGGATGCCGTAGCGGTCCATGGTCGTGTTGGTGCCGCTGGCATTGGCGAAATGGCCGCCCAGGTAGCGCACGCTGTTGTTCCAGCCGGCCGCGCCGCCGGTATGGATGTCGAGGCCGATGCGGTTGTTCACGAAGCGGCCGAGATGCAGCGTGCTGTCCTCGAAGCCGGTGGCCTCGCCGCTGGTACGCGCGCCGATGGTGAAGCCCTCGACCTGCTGGATCTCCACCAGCGAGGCATCGAGGTTGCGCAGCAGGAGGCCGATATCGCCCTCGTTGCTCCAGTCGGCGATGCTGGCCCGGAGCACGCGCAGGCCGCGATAGACCTTGCTCCGGTTGCGCGCCCCGGCGCCGTCGCCCAGGGTGAGCGCCACCTGCCCGGCGGGCCCGTCATAGAGGATGGCGCCGCGCATGGTCAGGCCCGGCGAGCCGCCCGGCAGCACCAGCGGGATGGTGGTGCGGAAGCTGCCCTCGCCGATCACCAGTTGCCTGCCGCCCATCGCCGCCGCGTTCATCGCCGCCTGCAGGGCGGCGCCGTCATCGGTCACGCCGTCGCCCGTCGCGCCGAAATCCCGCGCGGAGAGCCGCTCCGCCAGCTTGTCCTCCACCGAGCGCGGGATGCCGCCCGGAAAGGGGGCGGAGAGCGTCGCGTCCTCGCGCGAGAAGATCGCGAGGTCGCCCACCGCGTCGAAGCCCAGCACACGGTTGGCGCGGGCGGTCTTCAGCGGCAGTTGCAGCCGCGCCGCCGCCTCGCCGGGGTCGAGGCGGATGGCATTGGCGACATCGCCGGAGACCTCCTGCAAGGCGGCCGTCTGGCGGTCCAGCTCGTCATCCAGCGTATAGGCACGCAGCAGTCCGTTCGGCTGGAAGTCGGTGACGCGCGCGATGGTCAGGCGCCGGCGCAGCAGCACCTGCGCGCCTTCCCCGGGCGGCGTGGCGAAGGTGACGGTGCCGCCGGAACTGCCATCGGCCCCGTCCACCACATAGCCGGACGGGACCAGCAGTCCGTCGATCCGCACCTCCAGGTCGGAGATGTCGAAGATGGGGAAGGGATAGACGAAGACGTTCTGGCCCGCGACGGCCACATAGTGCACGCGCGGCGCGACGTCGCCGATGCGGATATGCTCGGCCATGATGCTCTCCTGAAGGGAAGGGGGCCCGGGATTCAGCCGAGCAGGCTCTTCGCCGCGCTGGCGAAGCTGGAGCCCGCGCGCAGCCATGTCGTCAGCGAGCCGTCGTTGTTCAGCAGGCTGCGCCGGCCGGCGGCGAGGCGCGCGTTGCGGACCGCGTCGTCCTCGGCGACGTCCTGCGCCGCGTCCCGTTGCAGCCCGGCGGCCACCGCCGCCGCCGAGCCGTCATTCGGATCGAGGCCGGAGGCGGCGCTGCGGGCGCGGATGGAGGCCAGGGTGCCGGCAAGCTGGTCCTGCCGCGCCCGCGTGTCCTGCTGCTGCTGCGCGGCGGCAAGCTGCGACTGCGCCGCCGCCTGCTGCTGGATCTGCCGGTTCTGCGCCTTGACCTGGGCGCTCTGCGCCTGTGCCTGGTGGACGGTGGAGTAGATCGAGAGGCCGGTTCCCACCAGCCCCGCCACGGGTGCGAGCTGCGACATCAGTCGGTGGTCCTCGTGTTGGTCGTGACGGAAAGCAGCGTGAAGGGCAGCGGCTCGTCGGACTCGATGCGCCAGAGCGGCCGCAGCGCGTCCTTGCGCCAGCCCAGGGCGCGCAGCGTGACGTCGCCGGTGAAGGCGGGCGGCGGCGCGTCCAGCAGCGCCGTGTCCAGCCGCCGCAGCGGCACCGGCTGCGCGCCGCGCCCGAGATCCACCGCCAGCGCCTTGCTTTTCAGCAGGCGGAAGGTGACGCTCACCAGCCGCTGCGGCGCGCCGGCGATGCCGGGCGCGTTCAGCGCCTCCACCGGCATCGGCACCAGCAGATGCGTGAAGGGCAGGCCCATCTCCACCGCCGCCGCCGCCTCCGCCAGGGTGACGGCGCCGCGCAGCACCGTGAAGCGCCCGGCCGGCGCGCCGGAGGCGACCACGCTGACGTCGCGGCCCTCCAGATGCTCCAGCCCGCTCCAGACGGTCCGCGCCGCGCCGCTGGTGCCGGTCAGCGCCGCATCGGTGCAGAGCGCGTCGTCGAAGCGCTCCAGCCGCAGCGCGCCGCCGCGCTCCACCGCGAACCAGACCGCGCCCTCCAGCTCCGCCACGGCGCGGAAGGCGCCGTCGGTTTCCTGCCGGGTCCAGGCGGTGATCTCCTCGGCGCGGTACAGGGTCAGCGTCGCCAGGCTGCCGTCGCCCATCACCACATGGAACAGCCGCCGCCGCTGGTCATAGGCGGTGTCCACCGGGTCCTGGACCAGGTGGTGCGCGGTCAGCGCCAGATCCCCGGCCTGATAGGCGTCCTCCACGGTGGTATAGGCGAATTCGTAGATCGCGGTGCCGGAGCGCCCGGCGAAGAGCGTGCTGCCGTCCACGTCGATCGGCGGGATCATCCGCCCGGTGACGGAGCCCACCCGCGTCTGCCGCAGGATCTGGATCGAGGCGGGGGTGAGGGGCGAGCCCGTCACCATCCATTCGCCGCCGGAGGTGAAGACCTGCAGGTGCCGCCCCGAGAAGACGGCGCGGATCGCGTTCACCTGGTCGGACAACAGGCCGAACTCGATCGCCTCGTCGTCCAGGCCGGTGCCCAGGTCGAAATTCCCGAGATCCCCCGACCGCGACATCCACAGCCGGTTCGGCAGGTCGCGCGACCCGCCCAGCACCAGGCGGTCCTGGTGGAAGCAGGCGGAGACCGGCCAGCCATGGGCGCCGAAGGCGGATTCGTCCCAGTCCGCGGTGGCATCGGTGGTGGTGAGCCTGTCCTCGACATCCGCCACCACATGCTGCGCATCCGTCACCGAGCGGATGCGCAGGCGCCGGCCCGCGATGCGGAGCTGCTTGCCCAGATGCGCCGCCACGAAGAGCGCCGCGCTGGCGGCGACGGTCACCTGCCCCTCCGGCGCGCTCGCCTGAAGCGTCACCCCGTCCGGCGCGAAGCGGTGATAGGGCATCCAGGTGAAGTTGAACTCCGCCACCGTCCATTCGGTGTGGCTGGTGCGGGTGATGCGCTGCGTCACCATCTCGGGGTGCAGCAGCAGCAGCGTGTCCGCGCTCTGCGTCCAGGCGAGCTGCGGCAGCATGGCGGCGGTCCAGGGGCCGTTGACGGAAGCCACCTGGTCGTCCCCCAGGAAGACCAGCATCCGCCCGTCCAGGAAGACCAGCAGGTAGGTCTGCTCGGTGTTGAACTCGAAGCCCGCCAGCCGCGCCGGGCCCGGCAGCATGGCGACGTGGCGCAGCCCGGGCCGGCGGGTCACCCCGCCGGTCGGTTGCAGGACGAGGTTGCGGAGCATGCGGGCGCCGTTGTCGAAGGCCCGCGTGTCGCCGCGCCCCAGCATCTCGGGCGCGAGCTCGCCCGCGGTGAAGGAGGTCTTGGCGCGTCGGCTGTCCGGCATGGCTCAGCCCCGCACGCTGATCAGGGGGAAGTCCTCGATCGCCCGCGGCGTCGCCTGCTGGCTGTCGGCCAGCCGGGCATCGCGGAAGTCGCTTCCCGCCAAGCGTTGCAGCAGCTCGGCGCGGGAGGCGCTTTCCGTCAGCGGGATGCAGAATTCCGCCGCGAGGCGCGACACCAGCGCCTGGGCGAAATGCGGTGGGAAGAGCGCCTCCTCCGGCCGGAAGATATAGGTCAGCGTCACGCTCGGCGCGTCGGCATGCAGGCGGCGCTCCATCAGCCGGTATTCCAGCCCGCGCCCGCGGCGGCCGCTGCCGGCGGAAAGCACGCGCAGGCAGCGCGGCGGCAATTGGAAGGCATGGGCCATGTCCGCGACCGGCACGTCCAGCAGCCGGGGCAGCACCATCTGCCCGGTGGCGAAGGACCAGGGATGGGCCGCGAGCAGCGCGTCGCGCGCCGCCGGATAGAGGCTGGCGGCGACCTCTGCCTCGGCCGTGCCTTCCTCGAAGGAGGCGATCGGCTGCGCCCCGATGCGGAGCAGGGCGCGCGAGCAGAGAACGAGGGCGGAAAGCGCCATCGACGGAATTCCTGAGAAGGAGAGGGTGGGGTGGGATGGGCCGGACGGAGCCCCTCCGGGGCGCGATCGGCGGAACATTCCGGCTTCCATTTGATCACGAATCGCTGATCCGTGAGGAATCCGATGCAACCCCAGGTGGTCCTGGCAGGTCGCGCGTCCTCGTGCCGGCAGCGGTTCGGAGCCGCCCCCGGCACCGGGGCGCGGCGGCCCCGCCGGGGAAAGAGGGCTAAGCGCCGCCCTTTCCGTGCCCGGCCGTGGCCGCCGCGCCCGCGACGGGCCTCAGCCCGCCCCGCGCCGTGTCCCGGGCCGGCGGTGGTCGCCGGCAGGGAGTGCGGCCCTCACTCCGCCGCGCGCATCCGCACCACGCCGGTCGGGTCGATCAGCACCGCGCCCTGGCTCATCATGTTGTTGACGAAATGCGCCGCCCGGTCGCCATGCCAGGTGATGTCGGTGGTGACCTCCTGCGCCACCGCATGGCCCACCGAGGTGCGGTGGTAGAAGAAGCAGTTGCGCACCGCGCCATCCAGCGTCAGTCCCGAATGCGGCAGCCAGGTCGCGCCCAGCCACTTCTTCGCCTGGGTGCCCTTCCACGGCAGGTCGCCCTCGCCGATATAGCTGGAATTGGCGAACTCCTCGATCTGCAGCAGCTGCGACCACTGCTTCCAGCCGACCACGGCATAGCGCTGGCCGTCATCGGGCACATCCGCCGCGCCCAGCATCTCGAAGGCGCGCAGCACCTTGGCGAGGGTCAGCCCTTCCGCATCCGTCAGCCCCGTCCCGGTGCCGGAGGCGGTCTGCGTCGCGGTGTCGAGGGCGGCGATGATCAGCTCGTCCGTCTTGCGGCCGAGCGCATAGGCGCCGGCATGGGCCACCACCGTCTGCTCGTCGAAGGAGAGCTTGACCTCGTCCAGACGGTCGATCCACTCGCCGGCATAGTAGTCCTGCAGGAAGCACTCGACCGTCGCATGGTCCAGGTTCATCAGCGGCACCTGTCCGGCGCGGGACTTGGCCGCGGCCGTGCCCTTGCCGACGCGGGGGAAGACCGTGGAGGCGCCGCGCACCCCGGTCTTGGAGCGCACGGTCGGGCGCAGCTTGCTGCCCTGGCGCTGATAGGCCTCGTGCACCTCGGCCTCGAACTGCTTCACGAAAGCGGCGTCGATCTGACCCACGCGTCTTCTCCATGGGGGAAGGTTGAGAGGAAACGCCGAAAGCCCGGTTCCCCCCTGCTGGGGGCCGGGTCCTGCGGCTGGGACGGCAGACGCCCGGTGCCGCTCCCGCCTCAGGGGCTATCCTGTGGGGCGGGGTGCGGGCCGGGTTGGGCCTGCCGGAAAGGGCTGGAAAGAGGACAGGGGCGGGCGGCGCCGAGGGGGATAGTGGCGTCACCCGCCCCTGTGGTGCCGGGCCATCCCGTTGGGGGGAGGGGATGGTTCCGGCGCAGCGAGGTTTCCGGCCTTCCCGAGGGGGGAAGTGGAGGAAGGACCGGGATCGGCCTCGCCGCAGTGAGTCAACCAGTGGGTCAACCGGCTAACGCGACTCCATCACGCCGGTTGGCCTCTTGTCAGCATTTCTCTGCATCAACCGCCCGTGAGGCGGCGGAAGCCCTCCGTGACGCGGCGCACGAACTCCGGCTCGCGGGACCGCCAGTAGCGCGGGTCGCGCATCATCCGGCGCAGCCCCGCCTCGTCCATCCCCGCCGGCTCCTCGGCGGAACGCGCCATGGCCGGCTCCCCCTTCCGCATCATGGCATGCAGGGCCTTCACCCCCTCCGCCGTGGTCGAAAGCGCCTCGAAGACCTCGGCCGGCAGGTTCGCGCGGCCCCAGGTGGAGATCTGACGCGAAAGCTGCGCGAAACGCTCCTCGCCGCCGAACTCCTCGCGCAGCCGGTCGAGTTGGCGCTGGGCCTCGTACTGCGCCGCAGCCTCCGCGATCACCGGCAGCAGCTTCTCCGCCGCCAGGTCATAGACGAGCTGCGCCTGGTCCTGGGTGAAGCCCGCCGCGTGCAGCCGCGTGTTCACCTCCGGGTCGGAGCAGCACAGCGCGTGCCGCTCGGCGATCCGGTAGCCATCCGGCGCTTCCGGCGCACCCAGCAGCCGGGCGAAGCGCCGGTGCTCGTCCTCCGGCGCCTCCGGGCCCGGGCGCGACAGCCGCTGCGACAGCTTCCGCTCCAGTTCCCGATAGGATTTCAGCAGGCTGTCCAGCCGGACCCGCCCGGCCTCCGCATCCCAGAACTTCTCGGGCACCTCGGGCGGCCGGGCGGCGCTCCCGGGCGCCCCCCCGGGAACCGTCGCCGCATCCGGCGCATCGGCCACCCCGCCCGGCACCAGGGCCGCATCCAGCAGGCTGTCGGTCATGCGTGTGGTCACTCCTCGATGGCGGCCCTGACGGGGCCGAGGACGGCATCCGGATCGGAACCCGGATGCGATGACGGTCGCGGCGTGGCGCCCCGGCCGCCGGATGGCGCGGCCCCCGCTCCGGTCCCCGCTCCGGCCCCGGCTCCGGCCGCGGGCGCGGCGGCCAGGATGCCGGCCGGCGCGGCGAGGATCTTCGCCAGGTGCCGGGTGGCGGCGGAGCGGTCCACCTGGGCCGTCGCCTCCGGTCCCAGCGCCGCGACGGCCTGCAGGAAGAGCAGCATGTTCGCCGCATCCGAACGGCCCTGGAGCCGCGCCAGCGGGGACTGGTAGCTCAGGCTCGCCTCGTGTCCGTCCAGCAGGATCGGCGGCACCTCGCCGCGCCGCCGCAGGATGGACAGGCAGCGGGCGATCAGCGGCGTCAGCAGTTCCGCCTGCAAGCGCCCATAGGTGGCGCCGAGCAGCCGTGCCGCCTGGGCGGAGCGTTCCAGCACCTCGGTGGCCGTCATCCGCGCGTCCTGCGGCGGCCCCAGCCGGTCCGCCAGCAGCGCCGAGCGGATGCGCCCCCGCATGTCCGACAGCACGAGCTGCGACACGTCGAAGTTCCCCGGCGCCGCCAGCGGCGTCAGGCCGGAGGAGCCCGGCGCCTTGGGGATGATCGCCCCCGGCACCAGCCGCACCGTCGCCGGGTTCAGCACCCCGTCGTCATCCGCCTGCCAGATGCCCGTGGCGGCGATGGAGGCGTTCTTCAGCACCAGTTCCACCACCTTGTTGGCGGTGCGGATGTCCGGCAGCGCCCGCATCACCGGCCCGCGGCCATAGCTCTCGCCCGGCGCCTTCATCCAGCGGAAGGCGATGAAGGGGCTGCGGGCGAAGCGGCCCCGCGCCAGCATCCGCGCCTGGCCATCCAGGCCGTCCAGCACCGCGGCGAAGCCATAGCCCGTGCCGTCCGGCCAGACCGCCTCGACGACCCGCAGCTTGCCGTCCGGCTCTCCGGCTCCGGCGGGCGGCAGGCCCGCGCCGGGCCAGCGCGCGGCGACCGCGGCCCGGTCCAGCCGCGCGGCGCGAAACACCGTCTCCAGCCGGCCGGAAGGGCCCTCCTCCAGCACGCATTCGCGCAGCGGCACCGCCTGGAAGCGCAGCGCGGAAGCCTCCCCGGGCGCCGCCTCCTCCACCAGCAGCACGCCGGTCCCGGCCACCACCAGGTCGAGAAAGGCCTGGTGCATCTCCAGCGCGAAGGAGGAGCGGTCGAGATGCCCCTGCAACGTGTCGGCGGCCTGCTCCAGCGCCGCCGCTGCGGCCTGGGTTCCGGCGTCGGAGCCGTCCTGCCCGGCCAGCGCCCGGCCCGGCGCCAGGCCGAACCAACGCGACCAGGGCGGCGTCAGCTCGGCCAGGAGGGAGGCCGCCAACTGCTCCGCCGCATCCGCCGCGGTGCCGTCGAACAGGGTCGGGCCGCCCGCGCCGGGCACCGTGGCCAGCACATGCTCGTAGCATTCGCGCCAGACCCCTTCCCAGGGGCGCCGGGCCTCCAGGGCACGGGCGTGGCGCTGGAGGATCTCCTCGGGCTTCATCCCCTCACTCCCCCAGCAGCGTCTTGCGCCCCGCCGCCGGCAGCGCGGGCAGGGGGGACAGCACGCCCCGGTCGGAGGTGGCGATGGTGCCCGCCAGCCCGCGTCGGCGTCGTGCGGAATCATCCTGCCGCGCCTCGGCGGCGGCGGCGGTGGCGGCGCCCGCCGAGGCATCGGCCGCAGCCTGTTGTGGAAGGGCGGGGGTGGCGACCACCACCGGCTTCGGCACGCTGAAGAGGCCACCCATGCGTTCGCGCTCTCCTGAAAGATCCCACCAGGACGAAAAAGGCCCGCGCCGGGCTGCGGCGCGGGCCTCTGGGCCTTGGGTTCGGGAAGAAATTCCTTCGGGCGCAACTCGCCCGTTGATGAGGTGTTGTTTACAGGCGGCTGGCCTCGGAAGTCAAGAATATTTTCCCATTAGCAAGAAAATTTTTCTGCAACCGGAGGTAGAGTCTATAAGGGGTCAGCGCGAAGGGCGCGCGCGGCCCCAGCAGGGCCCTGCAAAGCGAGACGCAGGAAAGGGGCGAAAGCCATGGCAGGCCAGGGGCCGGGTCGGCAGGGGCGAAGGGACCCAGGACATGGCAGCCCGCGCGCCGCCAGAAGCCTGGCAGGTCGAAATCGCCGCCAACCTCCAGCCTTGTCACCAGGAGCCGGCCCGAAAGCGGGTCGAGCACCGTCCACCCGGCCCCGTCGCGCAGCGCCGCGAAGCAGTGCCGGAAGCCGGGCCGCAGCAGGCGCAGCCAAGCCTGGTCCGCCCGGCCGCCAAAGCCCAGCCAGAGCTCCTGCTCCCCGCCCGCACGGCGGTGCGAGAGCCGCCACGGCCCGGCCCCATGGGTCTTCCCCGTGGCACCGCCCGGCGCCCCCTCCCGGGATCTTCCAGGGTCTTCCCCCGGAAGGTCCCGCGGACCTGCCCCGCATGGATCGGTCCGCATCGGCGTCAGGACCGGGAAAGCCCGTCCAGATGCACCACCTCGGCGCCGCCTCCGTCGCCGGCCACGATGCCCTTGACCCGCAGCGGCCATTCCAGCCGCTCCAGCGCTTCCCGCCACAGGCGATGGTCGTGCTTCTCGCGCACGGAGCGCGGGTCCGGCGCCTGCCCCCGCTCTCCCCAGATCCGGAGGATCCTCGCATGCGTCAGGTCGATCCGCCGCTGCCGATAAAGCCTGTCCAGGCACTTCACCACGTCGTCCGGCTCGCAGGGGCGCTGCACCTGCCCCCGCCCGGCGACGATGCGCGCGCCGTCGCGACGGGCGATCAAGGCCGACATGGTCCAGAACCAGGCTTCCTCAGCATGGCGGAAGGGTTCGGTCTTCGGCACCGCCAAACGCTTGTGAGGGATGCGGCTGCTGGAAGCGGCGGTGGTCAT